TAATTTTTTAACTAAGCATTTGAATGTTTGGGTTAATCAACGTGAGGCCGGTTATATGCCGCTCATAAAGTGGAACGCCTGCCGGGGTGAGGTGCCTGCAGTGCTAACCGGTTTCCCGTGTTTTGTCGGCTTGGATCTCTCGGCTCGAAATGATCTCACCTCGGCGGGGCTGGTGTTTCCCTATGAGGGTAAATACGTGGTGATCGGTAAATCTTTTATGCCGGAAACCCGTTTCCATGAAAAGATGAAAGGTGATTTAGTGCCCTACGATCTTTGGGAAAAGCAAGGGTTTTTAGAGCTCACCCAAGGTGCAGTAGTGGATTATAAAGCCGTCGTCGCGTGGGCCCGGGAAACCGTCGCCCGGTTTAAAACCGTGGTGCAAGAGTGGTGCGTAGATCCGTGGGGCTCGGTGCAAATCGCAAATGACTTGATCGAAGAGGGGGAAACCGTCGTTAATATTGTCCAAGGGATTAAAACGCTATCCGAGCCGACGAAAGATTTTAGGAACCAAGTAGATAATAAGAATATTATACACGACGGCAACCCGGTAATAGCTTGGGCTATTGGGAACGCTATTGTTGACATTGTAGATCGAAATATGAATATTCTCTTAAACAAAGCGAAAAGCTCGGAAAGGATCGATCCTATCGCCTCGATTATTAACGCTTATGTACGTGCTATGGTTGCCGATACTATCGGGGGTTATAATAACCGCCCTATGAGGAGTTTAGTAGCATGAAATTTTTTCAACGTTTACGCGCCGTATTTTCTAATTCATATTTTGAGGAATACGTAAAGCAATGGGTAACCGGCGGCGATATGCCGCCCGATACTTACGGGCAAATAGGGCAGGATCTAGCCCTAAAATACAGCGCGTTTTTTGCTTGTAACCGGGTACTCGCCGAGACTTTCGCGAGCGTTTCGATCCACGAGTATAAGCGCGATATTCGCACCGGTGATCGCGAGGCCACCGACGATACCGGTTTATTTCCGATCTTGCACACGGCCCCAAACGATGAAACGAGCGCCTATAATTTCCAAGAGTGCCAAATGTACCAAACGAATTTAGGCGGTAATTTCGTAGCCGAGCGCCTTATGGACGGGCGGCGGCTTGCGGGGCTTAGTCAGTTAGAATGGCAAGACGTTACAATTTTCCGCGATAAAATGGATCGCCGGGTTAAATACCGCGTTAGCGGTGACGCCGGCCAAGTGATTTTCGAGCGCGGCGACGTTTTGCACGTGCCGGGGCCCTCGGTTAACGGGATCGTCGGTATGTCTCTTTTAGAGTATGCCGCCCGCTCTATACTGCTCGGTTACAGTTACGAAAAATTCGGCCAGGAGTTTTTCAAAAATGGCGCGGTGCCCTCGGTAGTTTTCGAGATCCCGGGTTTTCTAAAAGACGAGGCTTACGATCGGCTTAAAAAGGAAATCAAAACAAACTATACCGGCCTTAAAAATTCCGGTACGCCGATGCTATTAGAGGACGGTTTAAAGGCCTCACCCCTCACGATCAAACCCATAGACGCCGAGCTATTGAGCTCTAAGAAATTCCAGATCGAAGATATATGTCGTTTTTTCCGAGTGCAGCCCCACTTAGTGCAGCACCTTGAAAAAGCGACTAACAATAACATAGAGCAGCAAAGCCTAGAGTTTGTTATGTACACTATGTTACCGCATTTCCGGCGGGCCGAGCAAAACATTAATAGCCAGTTACTTACGCCCCGGCAGCGGGCGCAAGGCTATTATATGGAGTACAATATTAGCACCTTGCTACGCGGCGATCAAAAAACCATGTCGGAAAGTTTCGCCAAGGGCTTACAGTGGGGGTGGCTATCGGTTAACGAGGTGCGGCGTATGCTTAATCTAAACCGCGTCGAGGGCGGCGACACTCACTTACAGCCGCTTAATATGGTGCCTCTCGGCACCGAGCCGAGCGACGACGCCGGCACGACAATAGATAACCGGGTACGGCAAATAGTAGCCGATATAATGGAACAGGCAAACCAAGAGGGTACATTATGAAATGGTTAAGGGCTTTAATTAATAACAAGATCGGCGAGCTCTATATCTACGGCGATATAGAAGATTGGAAATGGATCGACGAGGACGTAACACCGGCGAGCGTGGCCGAAGAATTAAAGAAACTTGAAGACGCGAGTGAGATCAATATTTATGTAAACTCCCCGGGCGGTAGTGTGTTTGCCGGTGTGGCGATTTATAATGAAATCAAGCGGCTGAATAAACCTACGACGGCATACGTTGACGGCTTGGCCGCGTCTATCGCGTCGCTCATTGTCCTGGCGGCTGATAAAGTGGTCATGCCGTTCAACGCTATGCTTATGATCCATAACCCGTGGACTTGCGCGTGTGGCGATGCTAACGCGCTGCGCGATCTCGCCGATAAAATCGATCGTATTAAAGATGGTGTTTTAGTCTCTACATACGAGAATAAAACCGGGCTAGCTAAAGAAAAACTTTCTGAAATGATGGACGCGGAAACGTGGCTTACGGGTCCCGAGGCCTTAGCGCTCGGTTTTTGTGATCAATGCGAAGAAGAACAAAAGATCGCCGCGAGTATTTCCGGCGATAAGGCTTTTTTCGATAAAGTAGAGGTTTCGTTATCCCGCTTTCGCTCTTTTCCGAAAGCGAAATTCAACGAACACAAACCAAAGGACAAAACCAAACCAATGTCACTAGCAACCCGCCACCGGCATAAAATAAATATGCTCTCGGCATCAACTAAAATCGGAGGTTAAGTATATGGATTATACTTTACTAATGAAAGAACAGCTCGACAAAATGGAATCGCTGTTCAAGGCTGCGCAGGCCGAGAGCAGAGATCTAACCGAGGACGAGCAAAAGCAGTATAACGCTGCAGAAAAAGAGTACAAGCGGCTTGAGGCTGCCAAGGCCAAGGCCGACGATCTCGCCGCCAAGGCTGCCAAGGTAAAGGCCGACGCCGACGCCAAGGCTAAGGCCGACGCCGACGCTAAAGCGCACGTGCCCGCCTCAAACGCGAGCGCCAAGGCCCACGGCGACGACGTTAAAGCCGGCGACGATCTCAAGGCGAAAAAGCCCTATGCTAACCTCGGCGAAATGCTCGCCGATGTAGCCAGGACTAAAACGTCAAACGCTGCCGAGGCTATGGAAAGGCTCGTCAAGGCGCAGCTTAACACCGAAACCGGGGCTGACGGCGGTTTTCTCGTGCCCGAGGAATTTTTCGGTAACATGATGGAACAGGCCGTAGAACAGAGTAATCTGTTTTCACGGGCTACCGAGCTTACGCTCAGCGTCGGCAACACGGCCAACATACCGGGCGTGGATGAGAGCAGCCGGGCCGACGGCAGCCGTTACGGCGGCATTTCCGTTAACTGGGTGAAAGAAGGCGGCAGCGGCACGTACTCAAAGCCGGCTTTCCGTAACCTTGACATAAAGCTCTCTAAGCTCGTGGGCCTCGTCAAGATCACCGACGAAATGCTCGAAGACTCCGCGCTCTTGAGCTCGTGGGTGCAGCAGGCCTACCCCGCTGAGATGGCTTTTGCTCTCGATCAGGCAGTTTTCGACGGCGACGGCAACGGGAAGCCCCTCGGCGTTATGAACAGTAACGCGCTCGTTACGGTAGCCAAAGAAGGATCGCAGGCCGCCGACACGATCGTTTACGAGAACGTGATCAAAATGTGGGCTCGTATGCCCGCACGCCGCGCAGCTAACGCCGCGTGGTTTATCACGCAGCAGGCGCTCGAACAGCTTCCGCTTATGAATCTGTCAGTAGGCACCGGCGGGGCCCCCGTCTATCTGCCTGCCGGCGGTGCGAGCGCTACGCCTTATTCTACGCTGCTCGGTATGCCGGTTATCCCGATCGAGCAGGCTGCAGCCCTCGGCGATCTCGGCGATATTCTGCTTGCCGATATGTCGGATTACATCGCGATCGTGAAAGGCGGGATCAAAACCGCGAGCTCGATCCATGTCGATTTCGACAAGGCGATCACGGCTTTCCGTTTTATCAAACGTGTTAACGGGGCACCCTACACCCGCACCTCGCTTGCGAGCCGGGCAAATAGCTCTTTTCTCACCTCACCGTATATCACCTTAGCCGAGCGTGCCGCTTAATAAACGCGGGCACTCTATAGGAGTACAACAATATGCGTATTCTTTCAGTAATACCCGAGCAGTTAAAAACTGCGGGCCGCGTCCTGTTTAACGGACAGGTAACCGGCACGGGCGACGCCAAAGGCGTAAAGCCCACCAAGGGATCGAATAGCCTTACGATCCTTTGCGCGATCACAATGGCAAACGCCGCCGATCTCGTGCTCTCCATCGTGAGCGCCGACGACGCCGACGGCACAACCCCGGTAGCCGTCGCCGAGAATATCCCGATATTCAAGGACGACGTAAGGCAGACGGACGCGAAAACCTTTACCGTGGACGACGACGACGCCGTCGTAACGGTGGTTTTTAACGTGCCGTCGATCCTTATCCCCGCCGGAAAATACATGTGCCTGAGCTTTGCCGATTCAAACGACGCGAACATACTCAGCGCCATAGCGATCGACGACGCTTACCACGAAAGCGGCGTCGGCGCATAGCCGCCGGTAACCGGTAACCGCCCCGCCTCTGGACGCCTCGCGACTAGGGGCGGGGCCCACTTTAAAAGAGGATCAAAAATGGCAACCAAGAAAAAAGACGAAAGCAAACCCGCCGGCCAAGGCACCGCCCCGGCAGCAGCCGACGGCGCACCCCAAACGGTGAAAAAGCCTGCAGAAATGACGGTTAAGATCGGTGATACCGAGTATAAGGGTGTTTGCACTTGCCGCCGCACCGTAGGCAAAAATAAACAGGTTTTTCTAAAACTTAACGGCCTCGTTTCACGGTGGTTCAATGAAACGGATGTAGTAAAATGAGGCTCTCCCGAGTGAAAACGGCGGCAGCGAGCGATCCGGTAACCGTTGCCGAGGTAAAACTAAACGCTCGCGTCGCCCACTCGGTAGAGGATACCTTGATCGCTCAATGGATCAAGGCCGCCGCCAAGATGGCCGGCGAATATCAGCACCGCAGCTATGTACAAGAGGTTTACCGGTTAATATTCGATAACTACCCGCCCTCGTGTTTTGATCTCCCAATGTCGCCGCTTATAAGCGTGGACTCGGTTAAGTATTACGATACCGACGACACCGAGGCTACTTTCGATTCTTCTAATTATTTTGTGGATACTATTTCTGAAATAGGCCGCTTTTCGCTAAACGATAACGTCGTTTGGCCCAATACCGAATTAAGGCCGATTAATTCCGTTATAGTCGAGTTTATCTCGGGCTATGGAGCCGACGCTACGACGGTGCCCGATAGTGTTAAAAACGCGATTTATCTTTATTGTACCTATATGTACGAAAACCGCGACGCCGAGGCCGGCACGATCCCCCGGGCGTTTTTCGATATTCTCAAACCCGATCGTATGGTGAGTATGTAAGTATGCCGGTTTTTCGTACCGATACCAAAAGCAAAAGCAAGACTCTCGCGAGCCGGTGCCGGCATTATGTAGATTTCCAAAATAAAACAGAAACGAGCGACGGCGAGGGCGGCTTTACCGAGGTTTGGGCGAACATTTCCGGCGCTACCGAGATACCTACCGAGATCATACCGATCAAGGCCGAGCGCCGCGCAGAAATGCGCTCGTGGAATATCATAGCCACCCACTACTTACGGGTGCGCTCTAATATCCCCGTAGCCGAGGTAGGCCGCGCCGTTTTCGTTACGCCTGCCGGTACTCGCTATTTTTATATAAAAACGCTTGAGGATATTCAAACCCGGGACATAGAGCAGTTTATGATCGCGGAGGAACGCCGCCCGTGAAAACTTTTAAGTCTAAATTTTCAAAACTCACGCTTAACACTGAGGAAATTTTAAAGGATTTGGATCAAGGTGAGTTTGAGAACCGGCGCGAGGCGGCCCGGTACGCGGCTAAGGTTATGCGTAAAAACATAGGCGAGAAAGGGGTTTCCCGGCCCGGCGGCTTTCCTACGCGGCGCACTGGTGCGCTCCGGCGTAGTATTGCTTTTCAGTTAATAAAACGCGATCGCTCGGCTAAAGTAGGCAGCAAGCTATTTACCGCGCATCTATTGGAATTTGGACACGGCGACGGAAAAGAGCGCAATAAGCGCCCGTTTATTTTCCCGTCGTTAAGGCAGGCCGAGCCCGAGATAATCAAGCTATTATCGGCCCCGTATTGGTAGTAGGGTATGTTTGAAGGATCTTTTATATCGCTCCTGGCTGCCGACGCGCCCCTCGTGGCGTTGCTATCTACCTTTGAGAGCGCTCCGGCGATTTTTTCCAGTGCGGCACCGCAAAAAGCGAATCGGCCTTATATCGTTTTTGACATAGATAAAAGCGCCGTTGAAAACCTTGCCGCCTCGGGTTTTGATATAGTCTGCGATATTTTTCACCGCCAGGAAAGCGGCAAGGAAATAAGGCAGATCGCCGAGCGTATAGAGTTTGTTTGCGATCACGTAGAGATAATGACCGACGCCCGTTTCGGCACGATCCGGCTTTATTACGAGGACGGGCGCGAGGTTGAAAATTCAGACGTTAAAATCCGGCACTATGTCGTAAGGCTAAGCGCCAGGGCGGGCCGTAAAAAGTGGGCCGAGGAAACTTTATAAAACGGAGGTAATAAAATGTTAAGAACTATAATTTTTTCGCTATTTTTCGCTTTGTTGCTGCCGGTTTTTGGCGGCGATAAATGGTATAGAGGCGTATTAGATTTTTACGTGGACGTGGCTAA